CCTGTCTTCAACACACCGAAAAAACCGGTTGAAGATCCGCACGGTACTAAAATAAATATAGGTGTAATAGAATATTGGCAAAATGAAGTTGATGGATTAAAAGGAGATCAAGACGGGTTAAACGAATTTTATAGACAATTTCCACGTACAGAAGAACATGCTTTTAGGGATGAGGCCAAATCTTCTTTGTTTAATCTTACTAAAATATATGAGCAAATAGATTGGAACGCTGATATTAACAATAGCAATGTAATTACACAAGGAAATTTTCAATGGGTTAATGGTGTTAAAGATACATCAGTAATTTTTAATCCTACAAATAATGGTAGATTTTTTATATCATGGGTTCCAGAAACTAATTTACAAAATAATGTAATTATTAAAAATGGTAAAAAACATCCTGGTAATGAACACATGGGTGCTTTTGGTTGTGATAGTTACGATATATCAGGTACTGTAGACAATAGAGGATCTAACGGATCTTTACATGGTTTAACTAAATTTAGTATGGAGAACCATCCTGCTAATCATTTTTTTTTAGAATATATAGCAAGACCTGCTACAGCAGAAATATTTTTTGAAGATGTTTTGATGGCTTGTATATTTTACGGTATGCCAATACTTGCAGAAAATAATAAACCTAGATTATTATATTACTTTAAAAGAAGAGGTTATAGAGGTTACTCTATGAATAGGCCAGATAAAGTATATAATAAACTATCAGTAACAGAAAGAGAAATAGGTGGAATACCTAATTCGAGTGAAGATATAAAACAGGCTCATGCCGCGGCAATTGAATCTTATATACAAGATTTTATTGGTTTAAAACCTAATAATCAATATGGTGATTTGTATTTTCAAAGAACGTTACAAGATTGGGCTAAATTTAATATAAACAATAGAACAATGCACGATGCTTCTATTAGTTCAGGGCTAGCTATTATGGCTTGTAATAAAAATAAATATAGACCTGTACCTAAACAAACACTAGTTAGTTATGATTTAGGTATAAAAAAATATAACAACAAAGGGGATATTTCAAAAATAATACGATAAATGAAAATAAACTATAATAGTAATAGCACGTTTCCAGAACAGGTGGTACCTATCGAGGAAAAGATGTCATTAGAGTATGGAAAGCAGGTTGCTGATGCTATACAATCAGAGTGGTTTGCACAAGGAAGAACTAATGGTAATAGATATTTAACAAGTTTTAACAGTTTTCATAATAGAAGATTATATGCAAGAGGTGAACAACCTGTACAAAAATATAAAGATGAATTATCAATTAACGGTGACTTAAGCTATTTAAATTTAGACTGGAAACCTGTACCAATATTATCAAAATTTGTAGATATATTAACAAATGGTATATCAGCTAAAGATTATGATATAAAAGCTTACGCTCAAGATCCAGAATCTATAAAGAAAAGAACAAAATATGCAGAAGGTCTTGCTAAAGACATGTTTGCTTATGAAATTCAAGAGCAAGTTAAAGCTTCTACTGGTGTAGATATATCTAACACAAAAATTCCAAAAGAAAATTTACCTAAAACTATTGAAGAAATGGAATTGCATTTGCAATTATCTTATAAACAATCAATAGAAATTGCTGAAGAAGAAGCTATTAGTCAAGTATTAGCACAAAATAAATTTGAATTATTAAAACGTAGAATTAATTTAGATTTAGTTACATTAGGTATAGCTGCTGCTAAAACAAGCTTTAATCCTTCTAATGGTATAACGCTTGACTACGTTGATCCAGCATATATGATTTATTCATATACAGAAGATCCAAACTTTGAAGACGTATATTATGTAGGTGAAGTCAAAGCAATGACAATCCCTGAGGTTAAAAAACATTTTCCTCATATATCTAACGAAGAATTAGAAAAACTACAAAAATATAACAGCAACAATAACTATATATATGGTTATGGTGGTTACGATCAAAACACTGTGCAAGTATTGTTTTTTGAATACAAGTCTTATATGGATCAAGTATTTAAATTAAAACAAACAGAAAATGGATTAGAAAAGATATTAGAAAAACCTGATACATTTAATCCTCCAAAATCTGATTCTTTTTCTAGAGTTAGTAGAAGCATAGAGGTTTTATTTGAAGGCGCTAAAGTTTTAGGTACTGATGTAATGTTGAAGTGGGAGTTATCTGAAAACATGACTAGACCTATGTCTGATACAACTAAAGTAGAAATGAACTACGCTATATGTGCACCTAGAATGTACAAAGGTAGAATAGAATCTTTAGTTACTAAGACAATGGGCTTTGCTGATATGATTCAGTTAACTCATTTAAAACTACAACAAGTACTTTCAAGAATGGTACCAGATGGTGTATTTTTAGACATGGATGGTTTAGCTGAAGTTGATTTAGGTAACGGAACAAATTACAATCCAGCAGAAGCTTTGAATATGTATTTTCAAACCGGTTCTGTTGTGGGTAGATCTTTAACTCAAGACGGTGAATTAAATAGAGGTAAAGTTCCAGTGCAAGAATTAACATCATCAGCTGGTCAAGCTAAAATAGGCGCTTTAATATCTACTTATAATTATTATTTACAAATGATTAGAGATGTAACCGGACTTAATGAAGCAAGAGATGGTAGTTTACCAGATAAAGATACGTTAGTTGGATTACAAAAAATTGCTGCTCAACAATCAAATATAGCAACAAAACATATTAACAACGCTAGTTTATTTATGAGTTTAAGATTATGTGAAAACATATCTAAAAAACTAACTGACGTTCTTAATAATCCTTTAACTGCTAATGCTTTAATGGAAAGTATTTCAGTATACAACACACAAACCTTAAATGAAATTAGAAACTTATCTTTACATGATTTTGGTATTTTCTTAGAGCTAGAACCAGATGAAGAGGAAAAAGCAAAATTAGAACAAAATATACAAGTGGCTTTGCAAGCCGGTGGTATAGAACTAGAGGACGCTATAGATTTAAGACAAATTAAAAATTTAAAACTTGCAAATCAAATGCTAAAACAAAGGCGTAGATTAAAGCAAGAGAGAGATCAAGCTGTACAAGAAAGAAATATACAAGCTCAAGCTCAAGCCAATGCTCAATTAGCAGAAAAAACTGCTATGGCAGAAGTACAGAAACAACAAGTATTAACAGAGCAAAAGGTTAATATAGAACAAGCTAAATCACAGTTTGAAATACAAAGGATGCAGACAGAAGCAGAAATAAAACGTATGCTTATGGCTGAAGAATTTAATTACAATATTGAATTAGCTAGAGCACAAAGACAAACTGAGTCTTTAAAAGAAACAGAAATAGAAGATAGAAAAGATAAAAGAATTAAACTGGAGGGTAGTCAACAAAGTCAAATGATTCAACAAAGACAAAATGACGGGCCACCAATTAATTTTGAGTCAAGCAACGATAGCATAGGGGATTTTGGATTAGAAGCTTTTAGCCCTAAATAATTACTAATTTTATAATATTATATTATGTCAACACAAACAAAAACAGATGAACCTGTTAAACAGGAAGGTGACTTTAAATTGAAACCAAAGAAAAAAACACCTAAAAAACTAGGTGTTATTAACAATGATCCAATTAAAGTCGATTTAACGAAACCAGAAGCTACTGGAGAAATAGTTCCAGAAGTTACAAAGGTTACAATACCAAAAGAAGATGCCATTTCAGAGCAAAAAACAGGAGAATTACCTGAAGATCAACGAACCGGAGATATACAAAAGGTGGATGAAGAAGTACGGTCCAGCGAAAATGTGGAAGTACAAGAACCCAAAGAAGAGGATTCTGTCGTTGAAATCCAAGAAATAACTGAAGAACAAGAGGTTAAAGAAATTAAACAAGATATTGCTGAAGCTAAAAGAGACGAGCAAGTGCTTGGTAAACCTTTACCTGAAAACATAGAAAAACTAGTGACTTTTATGGAGGACACTGGTGGTACAGTAGAAGATTATGTAAGATTAAATCATGATTATAGTAAAACAGATGATGTAACTTTACTTAATGAATACTACAAACAAACAAAACCTCATTTAAATAGTGAAGAAATTTCTTTCTTAATGGAAGATAATTTTAACTACGACGAAGAGGTTGATGAAGCTAGAGATGTAAGAAAGAAAAAACTAGCTTTTAAAGAAGAAGTTGCAAAAGCCCGTAACGAGCTTGAAACTCTTAAAGATAAATACTATCAGGAAATCAAGTTGAGACCTGGTATATCGCAAGAGCAAAAGAAAGCTATGGACTTTTTTAACCGATATAATGAGCAACAAGAGACGATGGAAAACAACCATCAGGATTTTAAAACTAAAACTAATCAATTGTTTAATAATGAATTTCAAGGGTTTGATTTCAGCGTGGGGCAAAAAAAGTTTAGATATAAAGTTTCTAATCCTAAACAAGTTGGTGAAACACAAACTGATATTAGTAAGTTTATTAATAAATATACTGATGACAAAGGTGTTGTTTCCGATACACATGGTTATCACAAAGCGTTATATGCTGCTATGAATGCTGATAAGATTGCTAATCATTTTTATGAACAAGGTAAAGCTGATGGTGTAAAAACTATAGTTGACAGTTCTAAAAATATCACAAGTGAAAAACCTAGGCAAGTTGCCGATGGTAACGTTTTCATAAACGGATTAAAAGTAAGATCGATTAGTGGATTAGATTCAACAAAATTAAAAATAAAAACAAAAAAATTTAACTAACTAATTAAAAATTAAAATTATGGCTTTAACCCCACAATTTGGTGCTATTGTACCAAGTCAATCGCAACAAATCCTTGCGGCAAACTATTTACAGTTTGACGGAGGCGCGAATGATTTTGCTCAACAATATTTACCAGAATTATATGAACAAGAAGTGGAAAGATATGGTAACAGAACGTTATCAGGATTTCTACGTATGGTCGGCGCTGAAATGCCGATGACATCTGATCAGGTTATCTGGTCTGAACAAAATAGATTACACATTGCGTATACTAACTGTACGTCTGCATCTGCTGCTGGAACAATTACTATTCCTGTAACTGCTGCAAATGCTGCTACTCCTATTTTAAATGTAATATCTCCAGGATCAACAATCGTTGTAATGGATGACTTCGGAAACGAAGCAAAATGTTTTGTTAGAGTATCTGACACAGCTGCTGCTGGTGGTGGTGGTAACCCAGGAAGACTAACTGTAGAACCTTATGGTTTTGCTAACTTAGCTGCTGCTGGAATCGCTGATGGTGCTGCTAAAAAAATCTTTGTTTACGGTTCTGAGTTCCAAAAAGGAACATCAACTGCTAACGGTGTTGTAGGTGTAAACACTTACGCTGCTGTTAACAATCCACAAGTAACAGTTACTCCTAGCTTTACTCAATTTTCTAACTCTCCTATTATCCTTAGAAGCACTTATACTATCAATGGTTCTGACACAGCTCAGATCGGTTGGGTAGAAGTTTCTACTGAAGATGGTACTGGAGGATATTTATGGTACTTAAAAGCTGAGTCTGAAACTAGACTTAGATTTGAAGACTACCTAGAAATGTCTATGGTAGAAGCTGAGTTATCTGCTGGAGGTCCTGCTGGATTAACTGCTCAATCACTTGGTTCGCAAGGTTTATTTGCTGCTATCCAAGCAAGAGGAAATGTACAAGTAGGATTTAGCGCTGCTTCTGGTTTAGATGCATTCGATGCAATTCTTAAAAATTTAGATACTCAAGGAGCTATTGAAGAAAACATGCTTTTCTTAAACAGATCTTCGAATCTTGATTTTGACGATATGCTAGGATCTATCTCTGGTGGTTTCGCTGGTGGTACTGCTTTTGGTTTGTTTGAAAACTCAGAAGAAATGGCTTTAAATCTTGGTTTCTCAGGATTTAGAAGAGGTTCTTATGACTTTTATAAAACAGACTGGAAATATTTAAATGATGCTTCTACAAGAGGTGCTCAAGTTGGACCTTCTTCAATCGAAGGAGTTTTAATACCAGCTGGTACTTCAACTGTATATGATCAAATTTTAGGAACTAACATTAGAAGACCTTTCTTACACGTAAGATATAGAGCTTCTCAGACTGACGACAGAAGAATGAAGTCGTGGTTAACTGGTTCAGTAGGTGGTGCTTTCACTTCATCTTTAGATGCTATGGAAGTTAACTTCTTATCTGAAAGATGTTTAGTTACTCAAGCTGCGAATAATTTCGTATTATTCAAAGGATTATAAAATAATCTAACTATAATAATTATCCCCGTCAAATGGCGGGGGTACTTATTTTTTTTAAACTTTTTAATTATATTATATTATGTCAAAACAAAAAACAACTCAACCGCAAGGTTGGGAAATAAAAGATAGAAACTACTATCTAACAGGACAAAGCTCTCCGTTAACTTTTACAATACCTAGTAAACATACCAAAAAACATCCTTTACTATGGTTTGACGAAGAAACAGGTGCTCAAAGAGAATTAAGGTATGCAACTAATCAAGCTTCTGTATTTGTAGATGAACAAAAAGGAGAAGCTACTATGGGTCATATAACATTTACAGATGGCGTTTTAAGCGTAAAGAAAGAACAACAAGCTTTACAAAAACTACTATCTCTTTATCACCCATTGAAGATACATAGATACAGAGAGTTAGAACCTCAAAAGGTTGCGGTAAGTGAATTAGATGAATTAAATTTTGAAATAGATGCGTTAAACGCTGCTAAATCAATGGATATAGAACACGCTGAAGCTGTATTAAGAGTAGAGTTTGGATCTGAAGTAAATAACTTGAGTTCAAAAGAAATAAAAAGAGATTTACTTTTATTTGCTAAAAAGAATCCTTCGCTATTTATAGAATTAGCTAACGATGAAAATGTAGTCTTAAGAAATTTTGGTATTAGAGCTACTGAAGCAAACATTATAAGGTTATCAGACGATCAAAGATACTTTATGTGGGCTTCTAATGGCAAAAAATTAATGACAATACCATTTGATGAAAATCCTTATTCAGCATTTGCTGCTTTTTTAAAGACAGACGAAGGTGTACAAATATACAAGTCTATCGAGAAAAAATTTAAATAACAGGTAATTATAATAATAGGTGGTTACTCACGTGGCCACCTAATTATTAACATAATAAAATTAACATGGCAATAAACGTAAATCAGGTTTATAGTACTGTATTAACAATACTAAACAAAGAACAACGAGGATACATTACTCCTGACGAGTTTAATAAAATAAGTACTCAGTCACAATTAGAGATTTTTGAACAATATTTTGAAGATCTTAATCAACAGTTACGTGTGCCACAAGCCGATGTAGATTATTCAGATAGAATAGAAAATATAGATGAAAGAATAGCTATATTTAAAACTTTTGGTAATGCTACTTATGACAACACTACTACACCAACAAATCCCTTTTGGAATTTACCAGCTATAGATAGTTATGGTAACACAATTTTATATTCAGGTGTTGAACCTACAAACCCTCCATTTCCTTCAACAACCGTTTCTTTTTATAGATTAGGAACAGTAACTTATAACTACTTAGGTATTCCTACAGAAATACAAAGGTTACAAAGAAGTGATTATTATCAAATACAAAAATCTCCCCTCACTAAAGCTACTAATAGCTTTCCTAATTATCTTTACGAAAACAATAAACTTTACATTAGCCCTAGCACTATAGTAAGCGCTGGAGATATAACTGTAGATTTTGTAAGAAAACCTAGAAATGTTGTTTGGGGTTATTCTTTAGGTCAAGTAGGTCAATATATTTATGACCCAGCTACATCCCAAAATTTTGAGCTATCAGAATCTGAACAAACTGCTTTAATAATTAAAATATTATTATATGCTGGTGTTGTTATAAAAGATCCTCAGCTTATACAAGTAGCTGCTGCAGAAGAACAAGCTACAGAAATAAATCAAAAAAGTTAATACAATATGGCTATACAACCACCAAGCGACGGATTAATAACTGAAAATGCACAACAGTATTTTCAAGGATCACAAGGGTTTAGAGGTGATGCTGGTAATAATACTGGTCAATCTTTTACTACAACTTTTGATACAGATCTTTATTTAGGCGATTGGAATCCTGCCGGTGTGGATTATGGTCTAAATAATTTTAAAATATATACTAGCCCTACAGCAATACCGGGAACATGGTCTGAATGGGTTACAGCTTTTACAGTTACAAATGGTAAAACAGTTACTCTTACAGCTGCGCCAGGTGCTAATCAATATATAGTTGTCCAATTAAATATATTAACTGGTGGTAAATATGCTTCTACAGAAGCTGAAAAAGCATATGGACAAACTACAGAAGATAACTATGGAAGCTATCAATACACTAAACTTAATGATGTAATTAATAATTTTTTAGTTGCATATGTTGGAGCAGGAAAATTAATTCCTAGTGTAAAAAGAACTGATGTTATATTTCACGCTAAAAGAGCGATGCAAGAGTTTAGTTATGATACTTTAAAAAGTATTAAATCTGCAGAACTATCTATACCGTCAAGCTTAACTTTAGTGCTACCTCAAGATTATGTTAACCATGTTAAATGTTCTTGGGTTGATAGATTAGGTGTTTTACATCCTATTTACCCTGCTAACAATTTAACAATGAGTCCTTACTATACACAAGCACAAGACTCAGCTGGTATACCTACTCAAGATAGTTATGGTAACGATATAGAAACTGAATCTAAAACTCAAAGTAGATGGCACACGGCTAACACAGAATTTATTAATGGATTTTTTAATTCAAATGATTTTACAAATGATATGTGGGCTTACAATGCTGATATGTTTGGGTTTTGGGGAGGAAGATTAGGCCAACAATACGGTATTGATCCTCAGTATCATCAAGTAAATGGTTGGTTTAATTTAAACGAAAGAGAAGGTAAGATGTCTTTCTCATCTGATTTAGCTAATAAGCTTATAATACTTGAATACGTTTCTGACGGACTAGCATCAGACTTAGACACTAAAGTCCCTAAGCTAGCAGAAGAAGCGATGTATGCCTATATGATTCACGCTGTAATATCCACAAGAATAAATCAACCAGAATATGTAGTTCAAAGATTACGTAGAGAAAAAAGTGCTAAATTAAGAAATGCAAAGATAAGATTATCTAATATCAAACTAGATGAAATAGTTCAAGTTATGAGAGGTAAATCTAAATGGATAAAATAATAATACATGGCTGAAGTTAAAAATGCTTTTATAAAGTCCAAGATGAATAAAGACCTAGACGATAGGTTGATACCGTCTGGAGAATATCGCGATGCACAAAACGTTCAGATAAGTAGATCAGAAAGTTCAGACGTAGGAGCATTAGAAAATGTATTAGGTAATAAAGAAATATTATTTTCTAGCAATCAAGTTAGTTTTTCTACACTTGTAGGAGCACCAAATATAAAATGTATAGGTCAATTTGTTGATGAAAACAATACAACAATATATAGTTTTTGGACTGATTACTTTGATGTTCAAGCAGAAGATAGAATAATTTATAGTCCAAGTTCTAAAAATTATATTCTAGCTTACAACATTAATGGCGGTGATAATTATAAAGTTTTAGTTGAAGGTGCTTTTTTAAATTTTTCTCAAACAAATCCTATTATAGGTGTTAACATTATAGAGGGTCTTTTGTTCTGGACAGATAATAGAAACCAACCTAGAAAAATAAATGTTAATTTAGCGAACCCAGCGAACAATCCATCAAACACTTATTTAGCGCCAACTTACTACACTGATGAAGATTCTATTTCAGTGTCTAAGTATAATCCTTATGAGTGTATAGAGGTTTTAAACGCTAGTATACAAGCTGCTGCAATAGTTGCTACGGCTGGTTTAAATGGAGGTGTTACAAATTCAAAAGCTCTTACTTTAAATACACCAACTCAAGTTACAGGACCAATAACTGTTGGGTTAGGTGTTACAGGTACTAATGTAAAAAGTGGTACTATAGTTACCAAAGTAAACAGTCAAACATCTATAGAAACAAACAAAGCCAATACGCTATCAAATGCTGTTACTTTAAGCTTTAAAGGTTTAGAAACCACAATGTATGATGTTACTTCAGCAAAATTACCTGATGGCACTA